GCAGCTAATGCAGCATTGTTCAATGTGATCGCACCAGCAACATTATTTAATGTCACACCAGTAGCTTTACTGGTTGCTTGAGTCACAGAACCTGTTTGTGCTGTTACAACTCCTAAAGCAGAGCCTGCAGCAGCTTCAAATAAACTTGGCATAATAATTTACCTCAGTTAATCCATAGTAGAAATGTTAGTAGCTCTAACAATCCCTAGGTTTTTTGTTTCGTAAACTTTCGACCAGTTGCTTACAGTTTCAAGTTGTGCCTGAGTTGGGTTTGTTGTAGTAACAGCCCACTTAGAACCAATAGGATGATAGCAATAGTGCAAGTCGATAGACATAGCGTCTGACTTTGCAAGAATATCTCTATCTGTTTCAGTCTGTAGACCAGCTTGCTCACCACTTGCAACAGCGCCTGCTGTAAAGAAGTAAGTAGAGTATTCGCTGGAAGAGCCTGAACCTACTTTTGCTACATCGTCAGAAACGATAACTCGTAATCCACAATATGTAGGGACAGTATCATTTCCACCGCCATAAGCTGGTGTAATTGTACCGCCAGATGCAGTAGCTGAACCGCCATTACCATCAGTGGCAAGAACGTAGTCAACTAATTTGCGCTCGACTAAATCGTAATACACAGCAGAATGCATACATACAGCTGCTAGTTTGTCTCCTTGATCTCCTAACAATGCTTTAGCTTTAGCAACGTGTCTTGGACTTAAAACAGTTGGTGTATCTCCTGAACCACCATCTATTGTTAAGCCAAAGAATGCAGCGTTAGAGTCAGTAGTATTTACTGTGCCAAAAACACCAGATAAACAAGCAAGTAAATCTTTTTGTCTTTGGTTAGCAATATAAGCTCCGATCTTCTGGCCTATTGCGCCCATTGGATCTGAACCCGCTGCTAATGCAGCTAAATCTCTAGATTCAAACGCTCTACCTCTATGTAAAATCACACCAACTTGTTTGTCAGTTGTAATTTTTCCGGGTGTAAGAGAACTTGAATCAGATAAAACCTCGAAATCTCCGCTTAAGTTTGCTGAGAAAAAAGGTACATTGATGAGATCACCACCCTCAGTAGCATTTAGCTCTGCCATAGGTTGAACAACACCACTCTGCAGAAATGCATCTCTTGCAGTTGTTTGTTCTATGACGTATGGAGTAAATACCTCTGGGATAATCACATCACTCCTGAGAGTGGCCATGAAAAAAACCTGAATAAATGTTTACAATATAGCGGGCGCAGCCCTACAGACTTTGGCGCAGCCTAGTCTAGTTACAGTTCATAATAACCAGAAAACACTAAAATTAACAACTATTTCTTAGCTTGTTCTTTTAATCTATCGTATAAAGCTCTATCAACTCTGTATAATCTTGTTATTTCTGTAAGATTACCTCCGTTTTCAAATGGATTTTTTTCCATTCCTATTGGTAATTTACCTGAAGTATGTTTTGCTATCGGTGCGCCTGAACCACTCGCTGTATTTGTTTTCTTTAACCAATCTGGCAAGCTCTCAGCCCACTTAGCAACTGGTGTTTCTTCATATCCATCAACAACTACTACTGTGCCATCTTCTTTTCTTTTAATTTGTTCTATATTTAATTTTGTTTTTAAAACCATGTCAGGGTCGTGGACTACTTCAGCTAAAGCAGAGACAGTAGGAGTAATTAATTCTAATTCTTTTATTCTCCCTTCTAATTTTTTAATCTGTTCATCTTTTGTTGCACTTGCGTCTCTAAATTGTTGATCTCTGGCCTGTAGTGCTTCAGAGTACTTTCCTTTGGCCTCTAGTTCCGCTTGTTCAGCCTTTTGTTTGAACTCTAGTAGTTTTTGTACGTCTGTACCATCAGGCATTGAAGATAGCGTTTGCTCTAGCTGCTGATACTTTTTCTTTTCGTCTAATAATTGTTTGTTTTTAGAGTCCATTGATTGGACACGACCTTCAAGAGCTTTGATTTGGTTTAATAACTCTTCGTTGTTGTTAGCAGTAGGCGCAGCCTCTTGCTGTAATTCTTCAGACATACCCGCAAGGTAAATTTGTTTACATACTAGCTTACCATTTCACTTTGTCAGCCCAATATGCTGCACTCATCTTACCTTTTGCAATATGTTTCGCCATTCTTGCCTTAAAACTTTTTTGTCTATCTTTACCTCTTTGTGTTTTTGGGTCTGCGCCTGCTCCGCTTACACCTTGTTGACCAAATCTAATAAGTTTTACTTGACTACCTTCTTTAGCTAATACGACATGAGAACTTGTAGGGTGTTTACTTGTTCTTTTTGGTATATTGGTTCCCTTAAGACCATATTTTTTTAATTTATTCTCGATTTTCTCCTTTTCCGTCATTATTTTTTCTTTTTAGGTGCTGATTTTAATTGTGATCTTTTTTTTAATACTGCATTTCCTGTAGATTCTGATACTAAACGTATTACAGGGTCACTATCACTTCCAACTCTAGTAATACTACCACCGCTTGGTCCTTTAATAGTGGCTCTCTTACCAGCTACACCAGTAACTTTGCCAAATGTACGAGTGCCTTGATACACCCAACTAACTCTGCTACCCTTTCTCATTTTCTTGTAGTTGTGAAATAAGTTTTGATTTTGTTAGCCTTCTATCTAACTCCAAACCTATTGTACGACCATATTCTTCTAATTCAATCTTAGACATCGAATAAAAATTAGGTTTCGTAGGCATTGGACAATTAACTGGCTCTTCTGGCTTGCCAGTATTAAATTTAAACATTACTTTTTACCTCCCTTCTTTTTCTTCTTCTTTTTCTTTCCACCCATTTTGTACATAGAAGCTGGCATTAGGTAACTCCATTTTTTTCTACTATAGCTTAATTAGCCAAAATATTTATTTAGTAATATAAAATCTTCGTCTTGCACAGCTGTCACATATAAACCTTCTATTATATTTTCATATTTTCTCTTATTAGTTTCTGTAGCTTGTTGAAACCCATCATAAATACGTTTTGGTACAGTTCTGTTTTCTGGAAACTTCTTTGAAAGTTCTAGGGCTTCGTATGGCGTCATAAGTTTTTGAGAGATTGTTCTATTGTTTGATCTACCCATTTATACAGTCTTGGCGCTCTTTCTTGCAAGCCTTCTGGATTAAAAATATACTGTACGAAAGATTCTGTAAATTGTTCCAAGTGATTTTTGCGACTATATTCAGTCGGGTATGTCATACCACCTAATTTACGAAATTGTTGACCTAGATTAGGTGCGCCAGCTTGATAGTGTATTTGGTGTCCCATTTCATGGACAAATGTAGCAAACCAATCTGTAGATCCATCTAATGGCGCTGAGTTTGACCATACTTCCTGAATGCCTTGCTCAACTGATTGCCTGTATTTTTCGTATCTTGTCCCTTTCAATTTACTAAATTTAAAATTTGTCTCTAATGTTTCTTTAGTACTTGCTCTTATATTTCTTGCAGCTATATTGTTAATTTTGCCTGCATTGGTTCTTAATCTTGTATGAACCATTCCAGAGTTCATAATCGTGTAGCCATGTGTACCGCCTGTAGCATTTTTAAACAAATAGTTATCAACTTTCCTTATAAACTCTACTGGTGTTTGTTTTCCTTTCTCTAATAATTTAATAGATTCCTCGAATAAGCGATTATGAGAACCAATTTTTAAAGTGCCTCTACCATTCCATAAATCAAGAAAATCTCTTGGAAATTTTGGTAGTTTTTCTCTCACTAAGGTATTCATGTAGACAAATCTTTTTTTAACTGTTTCATTAGACTTTTTGAATAGTTCTAAATTTTTCCCAGTTAGAAATCTATTTATTAAACCATCAGTATTTAAAGTTTTTTCATTTCTCATATTGAATTGATTGATTATATTGCCTTTTTTCATAAATAAGCGCATTTTTTTCATATTTGTTGCTGTCAAACCGCCTATTTTTTCAACACTGTCGAGACTATCTTCTAAGAATGCTTGAATAGTTCCTTCTTTGTTCGCACTTAACCATGTATCAACACCTTCAGTTGTTAAAGCGGGAGAAGTTATAGCAGTTCTAGTTTTTTTAACTGTTGTTACTGCTGCTTTTTCTAATGTGTCTATCGGTTTTAGTTTTATATTCTCTGGTTTGCCATATCTAGTTTTTAGTTGAGATAACGTAACTCTGCTTCCATCTGCCCTAACAAATTTTGCTAGTGCTTGTCTTGGGTCATCTGTTTGGCTTGTTAATCTTTGAAAATATCTAAATGCGCCTTCGTATTTGTTTGTTTCTTTGTTTAATTTGCCACCTAAAATACGAGCCTGTACTTTATTTGGTTGCATATATAGCCACTTTGCGTAATCTGTGTCTGCTGACATTGGACCATCTGCCGTAGCTCTTCTCCTTTTTGTAGATGGCGGGTCAAAAGGTAAGTTCTCATAGTCGATCTCAGGCACAATAGTAGACCTACAATTAAAATGTTGTGGTGGTTTTGGTCCCTTTTCATAATCAAATATTCTTCCATCTAATGCACCGCAAACAGTAGTAGTCCTACTATCTAGAGTAGCTGTGTATCTATATTTCTTAGTAATATCACTATTAGCGCGATATACATTTAAAGATGCAGTATTTGCAACTTGATTAATACTTGTCCTGACTAGAGTTCTGACCTGATTTATAGGTGGTGTTGTTAATATCCCTCCTTTTTGTACCATCTGTAGAATATTAGCAGTATCGTTTGCTTTACTATTTCCTATTAGTGTTTTTACCATCTGAGGTGTTGTCTCTCCTGTCAATAAGCCATCTTCAACAGTACTTCTAAACACTTGTACTGTACTCTCAGAGATCCTATTGAATGCTTGCTGCATTATGTTGCCATTAGGAAGAGTAATAGCTGCACCTAGATTATCTGATAAGCTAGTTTCTCCTAAAAAACGTGCAAGTTGTTGTCCTACTGCTCTAGATTTAATCCTTGTAGGGTCAATAGTTACGATAGATTCTGCAAATTTAGAACTTATTTCTATACCATTAACTTGAATATTTTTTCTCAGTCCTCTTGGTATTACTTTTTCTAATTGATTCTCTATAAAACCAGCTTCTACTTTAGCTAGTTCTTGAAGTTCTTTACTAACGTGTTTATTAGCATATTTTTTCCAACCGCTTAAACTTTTTTCCATCTGTGCAGTAATAGATCTAAGTCTAGAGGCTCTATAACTGTTGCCTAAACCTATTCTTTCGAGAGAAGCTATTTCCTGTACTGATTTAACGCAAATATTAGTAAATTTACGTGCTATATCTGTAGAAATTTTATTACCATACCTATTTAGGTCAATAGCATTTCTAAATATTGCATCTGGCAATGCCATTTATCATTCTTCCTCTTGCTCTACTTCTTCAGGTTCCTCCTCTTCAGTTTCAGGCTCTGGTGGGTCAGTTTCAATTAACCCCCCCATCTGGGTTGCTTCTACCTCCTCCTCAACGTCAAACTCATCTCCTAATACCTCGCCCTGTGTTAATTGGTCTAGTAATGTTTTCTGTGTAATAGTTCCAGCAGTGTATAGCTGTAAAAGTGCCTGTATCTCTTGAGGTTCTAATCTAGAGCTTAAAAAGTCACGATTAACAAAACTACTACCAACTTCTGACGTATTGAGATATGCAGCGTGGAATACTAAGCAGTTGTCGATTAGATCTTGCATTTGTTGCGCAACTACCATCATAGTTGAGTCTCCTTGTGATCTATCTATCTTTTTAGCCTCTGCTGTTTCAGCGCTTAATTTTTGTCCTAGTACTGCTGCCAAACCTAATTCATTGATTTGCTTTTCTAGCTGTTCTAGTCTTTGAAACTGTGAATCAAATGATCTACCAGTAGGCTCGATATACTCTGCCCTCCCTTCCGCTGGAAAGGCTATGGCTTCTCCGGGTCCAGCACTGACTTCTTCAGAACTTTGAGGAAAGCCAAAGAAACCAAGTAAAGGAACTGCTGATATATGTAGCTGGTTATCTAAATCGCTTTGTACCTGATAAGCCTTGATATTTAATTCTGCAATATCTTCTAATGGTGGTCTTGATTCCATATAGTTAAGCCTATTGGCATAAGCTACAGAGAAAGGTATCTCAGGTGTTGATAAATTACCTTCGTCAGTAATTATAAATTTACCATCATCATTTTTTCTGTGAATCTCGTACCTTCCTCTATATAAAACCCTAACTTGTGTTACTTCTTTTTCTCCGTACTCTCCGTCAGCTTCAATAAGTTTTTCTAATAGTCTTAATTGTGTGAATATAGTTTTGCCATTAATAACCTCAGTTCTATAGCCTAGTATTTCTCTAGGAGTATAAGTAACCCAATATGGCCTGCCATTGCCTTCTGATGGTACATCAACTAAAACTCCAACGTGTCCATATCGAATCATTTTCCGCGCAGCTTCATAAGTCCACACATTAAGATCGTTACCCTGTAAATCGACATCGAATAATTGCTCTCTTATA